GTGGCGCGGGCTCCGGTGGTGCCGGGGTCGCCGAGCAGCATCGTGACGGGCACGTCGAGCGCTGCGGCGACCATCGCGGCCAAGGGGCGGCCGGATTCGGAGTCGATCGTGGCGCCGGACTTGGGGATGGCCTCCAGCATCATGTCGGGTGTCATCAGGGCGGTGGCGCCGGCGCGCTGTGGTTCGCCGCTGTAGCGGTCGGTCGCGGGCGCGGTGGCCATCGCCTGGCGGGCCTGTGCCTGCTTCGAGCCCTTGGACGTGAGCCGCCACGCGAACCTGGACAGGGCCTTGATGAGGGTCGCCCAGTCGGTCAGGAAGTCCTTATAGGCGCGAGCCCAGTCGATCGCCGCGTACGAGTCGGGGAGCCCGAACTTCCAGCCCAGTTGGCCATTGACCTTGACGTGGTAGACGGGTGCATCCCAGAACACCTCAGCCAGCGCGCTGTCGCCGTAGTGCGGAAAGTTCAGCCGTCGCGGCTTCACCCGGGGGTTGTAGCCGAGCGCCGGATAGTAGGCGACCCGCGGCTTCTGTACGACGCCGGAGGAGGTGCGCTCCTCCTGCCACCACTCGCGCCGGAAGAACCACGGCTCGGAGCGGTCTTCGGGGTTGGTGATGACGTCGGTGATCTCGTCCCACGGCAGGGTCCGCACCTGGACCCGGCCGGTCCGTGGCGAGGTGAACAGGGCGAGGAACACGTTGCCGTCCGAGTACAGCGCCCGCTCAAGCTCCTCGTGTGCCTGATCGCCGGTGAACGTGCGCCGGTTGCTGGCGTCGGTGAGGAACTTTTGGATGACGGTGTTGACGTCCTGGCCTCGCTCGCCGGTCGCTCGGGCGGAGATTTGGACGCCCTGCCCCCACACGTAGCCGGTCCGGAGGGACAGGCCGCGGCGCAGCAGCGGAGACTTGATCGTCATGATGCGGCATACGGCGGTGATCTGCTGCAAGCCCTCGCGGGTGAACTCCTGCTCGGCGAACGCGGTGAGCTTCTGCCAGCCGGGCTCGTACATGCGGGATTCAAGGTCGGTGATCGACTCGCGCAGGTGCTCGACCGTCTGCCGCTCTGCCCGGATCACCTCGGCCAGTTCGGCGCGGCCGGTCCACCGGTACCAGGACTCCTGAAGGCGGGAGGTGATGCCCACGTTGGCCTCCCTGTTCAGTACGGGCTGATCTCCCAGCCGTCGAGTTCGTCGTCCAGTTCGGTGGCGTCCACAATCAGCGTCCCGGCCAAGATGGGGGCGAGCAGCATCCGGTTGATCGCCTGCGTGCAGGCGTCCACCTGGTCGTCGTGGGAGCCGTTGGGGAAGCCGCTGTGCTCTTGGATGAAGTCGCCCACCCACGGGCACACCTCGGGAGCGGGCAGGTAGATGGAGCCGGCTTCGATGAATGGGGTGACGGCGCGGGCGCGGGCTTCCTTGGACCCGTCGGGCTCGACCGGGATCAGGCCGGGCACCTGGCGGGACAGCGAGTTAATGACCGCGGTGCCGTTCGCCTTGTCCTCGACGAGCTTGAGCGTGGCCTGGGGCCATTTCGCCGCCATCTCCCGAAGGGCTGCGCATGTTGCGGTGAACGAGAGCCTGTCATGGACCTGGTCGAGCAGGAACAGCTCCATGCCGTACCTGCCCCACACCTGACCGACCACGTAGTCGGAGCCGTCCGTGTCCTTGAACGCCATGTCCCACGACATGGCGACCTCGTCGGCGTTCGGCGCCCAGTGGGAGCCGTCATCGCGGACGATCCACCGCGGCGAGGTGTACTCGCGCCACCAGTCACGTTGGAAGATGTCGCCGGCGGCGGGGGCGGGGCGGCCTTGGTAGAGGCTGGCCCACGTGCGGGAGCCGGAGCGGACCTTGATGGCTTCCCACTGCTCGCGGGTACGGCCCCGGGCGGATTGCAGGTATTCGCCTGGTTCGCGGCCGAGCGGGTCGGTCTCGCCGTTGTTGGGGTCGTGGTCGGCTTGGGCGGGGATGTTGACAACCCGCCACAGGTGCCCGTCCTCAGCGGCGAGGAGACGGCCGGCCAGATCGTCTTCGTGCCACCGGGTCAAGATGAGCACGACCGGAGCGCCAGGGGCGAGCCGGGTCGCGGCGACGTCGGTCCACCAGTCCCATGCCCGCTCGCGGTAGGTCGGCGAGTCAGCTTGGGCGCGGTCCTTGATCGGATCATCGATGATCATCAAATCTACTGGGCGGCCGGTCAACGCCCCGCCGATGCCAGCCGCGTACACGCCGCCCTCATGCCCGGACAGTTGCCACTCGTGCTGAGCGGACAGGTCTTCGCGGACGGTCAGGCCGAGCTTGGCGCCGTGGACGGTGATGTCGTCGCGGATGGCCCTGCCCCAGCGACGGGCCACACCGTGCTCGTAGGAGGCGATGGCGATCCGCGTGTCGGGCTTCTGTGTCAGCGCCCACAACGGGAACCGCCGGGACGCCCGCTGAGACTTTCCCTCCTGCGGAGCCACTGAGATCACGAGACGACCATCCGGGGTGCTGGCCAAGCGAACCAGTTCGTCGTCGAGCAGGTCGAGCATGGGCGTCCGGCGAGTCTTCGGGTCAAGCGCCTTGGCCATCTCTCCTGGTGTGGCCCACCGTGGGCGGAGATGCCCCTGCTTGCGCAGCGCGGCGTTGCGCAAGGTCGCGAGGAGTTGCGCCTGTGCGGGTTCGGGCCAGTTCTGCCAGCCGAGAGGCAGCGCGGTGGTTGTGGACATGGGGGCACCTCGCGGGGTTAGCTCTTCGCCGCTTCCGGGGCGTCTTCACCGATCCCCAGTTGGGCGGCGAGGCGGGAGATCTCTTCGGTCATGGCGTCGGAGACGGTGACGTTGGCCTTGGTGGGCGCGTCCAGGCCGAGCAGCTTCGCCCGCCGCTCCTGGATCTTCAGGAGTCTGTCGACCGCCTGGAGAACGGGCCCGTTGTCGGTGAGCGGCTCGCTGCTGCCGTCCAGATAGATGACCTTGCCGTGGGAGACGGCGTAATGCTCCGCCTCCAGCACCTTGAGCGTCGCCTGGTACATCTGATCGAGGCGCTCCAGCTCGACCAGCCGGAGGTCTTCGGCAGCCTCGCCAACCGTCTCGGCGAGGACCCGCTTGACGGCCTCGTGTGCCTTGCCGGGACCGGCCATGCCGAGTTGTTCGGCGATCTGGCGGTAGGTGAGTCCGCGGGATCGGAGGCGGGCGGCCTCCGCGTCACGGGCGGCTGTCTCGGCGGTGCGCTCGAAGCGTCCGTTACCGTCTCGGGTTACTCCGGCCATGGGCGTTCCTCCGGAAGCTAAGGGGGCGGAGACCGCCGTGCGATCGGTTCCGAATTGCTGGGACGATTACGGACGGTAGGTATCGACCCCGGCAATCGGGAGACCTTTTCGCCGAAATCTCACTTATCGTGACGAAGGTGGGGCCATCTGCGCGGCTGCGCTCGGCGGTTAAGCGGCGCTGTCCCGATGTATGGCTTCAAGGTGCTTGACCGCTTCCGCCCACAGGCTGGGGATGGTGGTCACGTACGCCACCTTGGGATCCCGATAGGCGCCCTCAGTGCGCCCGTAGTAGGCGACTGGCCGCTTGTCCGGGCAGGTGCGGCAGCAGATGGCCACGCCGCCGTCCGCATCCCCTGTCAGGTAGAGGTGGGGGTTGAGCAGGGCTGCGATGAGAGCGTCGCGGGAGACCTTCACGGCTGCGGCTCTTCGTCCACGGGCACTTCCTGGACCTTGGTCAGCCCGTCCGGCCAGCGGGCCACCAGGAAGCGGCGGGTGCGGGGCGGCAGCTCGCATGACACGCTGTCGTCCCGCGTGAAGACCAACTCGCCCGAGAGGTGCCCGCCAGCGGCGAACTCGTCGGCAGTGGGGGCGTCGGCGGTCTGCAGGTTGACTGCGAACGTCACTCGCACCCGGGGTTCATCGCTCATTGCTCACCTGCCGGAGGGGTCCAGCCGAGAGCGATCAGCGCTTCCCGTGCTTCGTCGGGCATGGACACTTCGAAGCGGGAGTTCTCCACGCCGAGTTCCGTGACCTCGATCGCGTAGATAGCGAGCTCTGCTTCTACGCGAGGCCAGCCGTTGCGCGGGTCCACGTCGATGGTGAGGCGCCGGATCCCGTTGCTGAGGTCTTGCCCGTCGAGGGTGACCTTGTACGGGAGCGGGCCGCCGGACAGGGTGAGGGTGCGCTTGGTCATCACGCGCTCACCTGCCCCAGGCCGAGCCAGCCGTTCAGGACGCTGGCGTGGATGATGCCTGCCATCAGGAAGACGCTTCCGAGCCACACTCCGATATGACTGATCAGTCCGAGCTTGGCCCCGCCGCCTGTGTCCTGCCAGATCCATAGCAGTCCGTTAAGGAATCCCATGCTGCCGAGGATCGAGAGGAGGAAGAGCATTCCCAGCAGGATCTGGCCTGCGACGTACATGAAGTCCATGAATTCTCCCGGGTATGGCGAGGGCCCCGAGTCCGGGAGGATCTCGGGGCCCTCTAACCTGCGGAGATCAGGCCGCAGGGTCCTATGTCGGCACGGGTTGTGCCAGGTCAGTCGATCTTTACGGGGCGGCCTTCGATGACCGGCTCCTCGGGTGAGGCGTCGATCCGCACGTACGGCACGTAGGTGCCAGGCGCGGAACTGAAGTCGAAGTTGCTGCCTGGCCCGATCAGGATTTGGGCGACGGTCTGCCCGTCCTCGTCCTCGCCCCAGCCGGCCGTCTTCCAGCCGTCATCCGCTGGTCGTACCGGGTAGAGGCAGACCTGCATCTCTACGCCTAGGCCGGTGAGCACCTCGGGAGGGCCGTCGATCGCCACATCCAGGTACTCCTTGGATTCGCGCGGGTACTCGCGTACAGGCATCGGCCCTCCTTTCAGGGTGCGACCGTCCAGCGGCGGCGAGTCCTGGTCGTGCCCCAGTCGCGGTCTGCGGTGGGGCTTGTCCAGCGCCGTTTCGCCGGCTGGTCGCCGAGACGTGCGTGGATATCGCCGACCTGGCCTGTGGACACGGCCGGGCTCGGGATGGTCGCGACCGCGGCCACGGTCGGGGGTCGTGCCGTGGTGGAGATGAGTGCCGCGGGGATGGTCGCGAAGGCCTGCACCGCAGCCGGTGTGGCCGCGACGAACGTCACCGTGGTCGGCGTGTGGACCGCGGCGGTGGCCAGAACAACAGCCGGTGCCGCGGTGGCGCCGGCCGAGGTGTCGGGTCCGGGGATGGATGCCGCGGCGTGGACGACGGCCGGGTTGGCGGTTGCGTTGCCACCCGCCTGCACTGTCGGCGTGGGGACCGTGGTGCTGGCCGTAACCGTGTCCGGTGCTGCGGTTGCTCCCAAGCTCGTGGTGGGCTCGGGGATGGACGCAGAAGCGGCTACAGCGCTTGGAGAGGCGGTAGTGCCAGCAGATACCCCTGGGGCCGGGATAGACGCCGTAGCGGCGATCACAGCCGCTTGGGCGGTGGATCCTGTCGAGACCGTCAGAGCTGGGATGTCCGCTACAGCCGCGACCGTGGAAGGTGAGGCGGTGGAGGACGACCCGGACTGGACGGCCGGCGACGGGATCGTGGCGACCGCGGACACGACTGCCGGGGTGGCGGTCTGCCCGTAGCTGACGGTGGGCGTCGGGATTGCAACGGTCGCGGTGACGGTCGCCGGCGTGGCGACCTGGCCGGTGGCGATGGTCGGCTCGGGGATGGCCGTGACGGCTGTGATCGTGTCGGGGCTCGCGGTGGAGCTGGCCGAAACGGTCGGGGCCGACACGTCCGCCGTGGCGGTGACCACGCTGGGCGTCGCCGTTGAGCCGGTCGTGATCGACGGCGTGGGGATGGTGGTGGTCGTCGAGACCACGCCAGGCGTCGCGGTTGCCCCGGTAGAGGTGGTGGGCGCCGGGATGGTGG